CTATCGTCCTGCCGTCTGCGGAATCGGACTCGATGACATGACCCTCATGTGGGTTGCCCGATACCCCTGCAATAGTCCACGGTCCCGGTGTATGGTTTGTGTTAGTCATTTCTGCCTCCTACTGTTATTTGGTTTCGGCTACCCGAAGATACCTTTCATCAGATCGGCTGTTTTCTTGGCTTGTTTGGCTTGGCGTGGGTTCTGCTCAAGGCGTTGTCGGGTTCCATCGGGCATATCAATCCAGGCTATTTCGCTGGTGTAGATACTACCCATCTCAGTGAACAATCCAACGTCCGCACCGTACACGGTCGCCATTCTGATATTGCCTTTTTTGTTGTCCTCGATTCGGAACCGGACACCGTCCTTGAGCTTCCCTGTCTGGCCTTTCCGCATGTCGTTCTGGTACATCATTCGCCTCCTTCTGTTCCTCCGTAATTTGTTTTAGTGCTGATAGTAAACAACGTTTGAATCTGGTGATGTATTCCAGCATGCGCGACAGTCATGACATTTGTGGTCGGACTCGGGCATGGTAGCGGGGCATGTGACCTTGTCAAGTTCCTCTGATACTTGGGACGTTGGCAGTCCTACGCTAGGGGCTACACCCTCCACCATGTGCGCCGATAGTCTAACCGCTAGATTGGGCGGGAATTCGCCATAGAGTTGGCGATAGATTGCCACGACCCGGTATTCCCTAGTTGGTAGCCAATGCTTTATGTGTGGAGTGTTTAACGCTACTTGGACGATGTTTTGTAGATGTTTCAAGTTCTTGATATCACCGGAATCGTGCCATCTAAAGTTAGCCCTGACTAGCGCAAGAACCAACGTGGTCATATCATCGACCCACGTTTCCGATTCAACCGCATCGTAGCGGCGCATTAAGGCATCCTGTACAGGTTGGAATCTATAGTTCCCTCGTTTGAATGCGTAGCATCCGGCACACGTGGAATCTTTCACGTCCCGCAGTTTGGTGCCAACGTTGCACATTGACGCCGGCGTTGACGTTGACCATTCTGGCATCTTAGAGGGCGCAGATAATCCGCCTACCCGGTCCCATTCAAGCTGTAGGCTCTTACGTGGCGCTTTGCTCATGCTATCACCCGCTTTGCCTCTTTCTCTATGTGTTCGCAAACGGCACACTCGTCGCCTATTAATAAGTATTTGACGCAATCGCGGCAGTAGCCATAGAGATAATCACCATGAAATAAATGCCTTTGGCAACGGATACAATGGTTTGGATTGGGCATCGAGTTGTCCATCTGTTGGTCCCCCTTCCTACCAAGATATATCAATTATACATCAGCATCACCCATCTGTCAAGGGGTTGGCTAAGCAATAACCGATGAGTATGCTATCTCCTGTTCCTCTGTCTGTGGTTTTGGGTACATTACCTTGAATGGCTTGTACCGTTCTATCTCATTGAGTTCACCCATATGTGCTAATTCCCAGCTTGTGCGTTGGTGGTACTTGTGGTGAAACACCCCGGCATCCCTTAGAGCCATACCAGCATCGGCCATCTTTAGATATAGGGCTTGTGTCTCTGGACTTCCATAATCTAACCGAGACTGGGAATGGTCTCCGAATTTGCAGTGCATATCGAATGCAAGGTCGGCTTCCAGGTAATCCTTCACAAGACCATAATGCTCCTGTGTCGCAGTCGGACGTTTCCGGTAGGTGTCAACGATCCACTCGTGTACGATCTGTAACATACTTTGTCATTCCATTTCCTCCTCTTCCTGAATTTGGTCAATCAATCTCTTGTGCATCTGCCAATGCTTCTGCTTCTGTTTCAAACGGCCCGAATGGATCGCTATCTGGTAGGCATCCAGGAAAACACGACCACCAGTACCATCCTGCTTCCGTTAGGTTTCCGGTGTGTTCCTCGTCGAAGAATGCGCTTACGCATTCGTTGGCCATGACTGATCTATTCGCTTTGGCTTCCGTATCCGATACATGGAACACTTCCACGTCTGGTAAAGCGAATGTTTCTGCTTCTCTTGTCTTGTCGCTATATGTCTGCATTATGCTATCACCTCACTACTGTCCGCTTTCAAATTCCATTCTGCATACATCTTCAGCCGTTGCACTCTACCTATTTCGTAAAGTATATGCTTAATTCCGTACAAGGTAGCTTCAAGGTTTGGCTTGGACTCCCGCATTGACATAATATGCGAGCCATTGTGAGCAGTTAATCGAGGTTGGCCATGTGCGTATTCAATGGAGAGGCCTATATCTACGCCCAATTCGTTGAGCAAGGCATCAATATATTTCGCCTGTGTTTCTAGAATTGCCTTAGTGGTGTGCATCTGTTTTCCTCCCTTCAATGTGTGTCAAGTACAAGTATAGGGACTCATAGCTCTGGTGTCAAGTAGAAAACAAGGTCTGAACGACCAATCCTGGAAACTCGTTGACATTGGATGCGGGAAAGCCGACGGACTGGGAAGTAGTCGTTCCAGACCGGTCGTTTCACAAAGGAGTTCCCAGCATCCTTTAGAACATACGTTCGGACGCAGGTCAGCAGGTCCGCAGGTCAGCAGGCAAACATACGTTCCCAGTATCCTTTAGAACATAGGTTCGCAGTATCCTAGCCAGCACATAGCGAGTAGCAATGCCGGGTGGGCAGTAACCCACCCGGCAGGTTCGCAACCCTCACAGGCAGAAGCTGCAGTCAAGGCGGTACGGAGTACCAGCGTAGCGTGCCTTGATGGTAGCTGATAACTGTGATACGCAATCCGCACAAGTCCTGACGAATACCGCCAACCTCAAAGTCCTAGAGCGACAGTCAGCCAGCCAACACAGAATGACCAAACCATGCCGATGATGATAGCAATCATCGTCGGATGAATGCCAGTGGTTGATGGTTGATGAAAAGGGTAGAGGCTTGTAGGAGTGTGTCTTGTGATTCTTAATGGGGAGGTGTGCCTACCCCTGCCAGACTTTTTTACACAAAGGTTTTCTATTGACATAAGTTATCTTCATGTTGTAGTTTACTTAGATACCTAGTTAAGTAGTAAACTTAGAAGAATACTAAGTAAACAGATTACCTTACTCCTCCCCCCCCTTTAGGGGGGGGGGAGAGGATACTAAGTAAAGAGTAAAGAGTAAACAAGGTACCTAGGTTATGAGGTACGTAATTCGATCCAAGATTTACTTGATTTATTGGAGGGATTACTTTGGTGAGTCGTTTTAGGAAGCCATTAACGGCTGCTCAGAAGAGGGGATTGGCGGGTCTAACATTAACGGCACAGCAGAAGAAGGCACGTCAGCGCAAGTTTCTTGAGGGGATGAGGGAGATGGGGACGATCAGGAACGGGGTGAAGAGGGCTGGTGTGACCCGTGAGACGTATCGGGAGTGGACCAATAATGATCCTCAATTTCCTGACCAGGTATTAGATGCGCGGCAGGAATTTGCGGAGGCATTAGAGGAAGTTGTAGTGGGGATAGTTATGGATCCTGAGGTTGTGAAGAAGGTTCCTATCTTGGCAATCACGTTATTAAATGCTAATCTACCGAATAAGTATCGTCCTGCGGCGATTGTACAGGATGAAGCGGCGAGAGAGTTACTGCGGGAGTGGAGGAAATCTGCGAGGGAGCATCCGAGAGAAGCGGCGCAAGTTGCGAAGAATCTTGAGGAGCCTGTGGCTTCGCAGATAGACGAGATTCTCAGGAAGCACCAGAAGTCTAATAACTGAACTGTTCTTAGCTTACACGAGGGGGGGATAGGTGACGACTGCGGCTAAAGAGACGCTTACCTCTTACTTGTATGACCGGGTTGGATTCACGCCGACCGCTGCCCAAGAGATAATTCTTCGTTCTCCGTACAGGTTCAACCTTGTTGCAGGCGGTGAGCAAGCTGGCAAGAGTCTAATAGCGGCGAAGTATCTTTTAGCCAGGTTCTTACAGACTGAGGGCAAGGGGTTATACTGGCTGGTTGCTGCGGATTACGAAAGGACGAGGGCCGAATTTACGTATTTAGCTGAGGACTTCCAGCAGCTAGGCATATTGAAGGAAATTTCCAAGCGTGTAGATCCAGGGCATATCACGCTGGTTGACGGCACGTCCATCGAGACGAAGAGTGCCAAAGACCCAAGGACTTTAGCCATGCGAGCCCCAGATGGAATATTGGGCTGTGAGGCTAGTCAGCTTGATATGGACACTTTCTTTCGCTTAAGGGCTAGATGTGCGCCCAAGAGGGGTTGGATGTTCCTTGCTGGAACATTCGAGGGTTCTTTAGGATGGTATCCCCAGATGTTTACAGCATGGGTTTCTGGGGCCGATGCTGAAGCAAGAGCTTATTCTCTTCCGAGTTATACAAATACTCATCTGTATCCTGGCGGTGCGCAGGACCCGGAGATACTTAGGCTTCAGGCTGCGTCCAGTGACGATTTCTTCATGGAACGGATTGAAGGGAAACCTTCACCACCTAAGGGATTGGTATTTACCGAGTTCAGGCCAGATATGCATGTCAGTGAAGTCGTGTATCAGCCGGGTGAGCCAGTGCATCTGTGGATGGACCCGGGATATGCAGGTGCTTATGCAGTTGAGGTTGTCCAGGTTAGGGAAGAGCAGATCTGCGTTATAGACGAGATATATGAGCAGGGTCTAGTAACTGGTGATATTATCGATGTTGCCCGTTCCCGGGAATGGTGGCCTGATGTTAAGTTCGGGGTTATAGATATTGCCGGGACACAGCACCAAGCGATGGCTGCTCCTACTGAGGTGTGGCTGGGGGAGACAGGACTGTACTTATCATCACAGAAGATTAAGATCAACGAAGGTACTGAACGGCTGAAGGGTTGGCTCAAGATAGATGCGAGGACCCACGGTCCGAGGATAGTGTTCTCCCCTAAATGCAAGGGTGTGCTTTCTGAGTTCGGAGCTGTTGCGTCCCCAATAGATGGGCAGACCCGAGCCTATAGGTGGAAAGTTGATCGTGATGGTAATATAGTGGGTGATATACCCGAAGATAAGAATAACCACGGGATCAAAGCTTTGATCTATGGTTTGGTTGACCGGTTCGGGTATGGATATCTTTCAAATAAGAATAAGATATCCGTGCGAAGGTGGATATAGATGCCTAGACGTAAGCCTGAGGATATTATCTCCCTTGTTGACGGGCACTACGAAGCGACGGAACCTCTACGGAACAGGATGGAGGAGGACCACGCCCTCTATAGGTTAACCCCATACGACGCGGGAGAAGGATACCAGAGTTATACGTCCAATGAGCCCCGTACATATGCGGATAAGGTGATGGGCTGGATATCTGGTGCCGATATGACGGTGAGAATTCCTCATGACGGCGCAGATCAGGAACTCAGGGATAAGAACGACCAGAAAGAACGGTTCCTCATTGGCATACTTCGTGCTGCTGATGACCGCCTATGCATGTTGATGCAGCCGAGGCTCAGAGACCAACTCTCTTGGTATACAGTTATACGAGGCTGGTACGCGGGAAGAGCCCTTCTGGTCAAACGCCCAGATGGGGATACTTATGTCGATATCACACCCTGGGATCCACTTCATACTTACTGGGGCATTGGCGCGGATGGCTTGGACTGGGCCTGCTATAAGATGGTTAAGACCAAGGATCAGATCTTCGCCCAGTATAACGTGAGGATAGACTGGGAATCTCCACAGGCAGCAGAAGGTAGCTTCGTCTATGACTTCTATGACAAGGAGATGAACACGATCATTGTCCATAATGGGAATATGGACAGTCCTACTTACAAGGTCGTCAAGAAGCAGATAAAACACGGAGCAAACCGGGTGCCTATATTCCTAGGCCCCGTAGGGGCAAATCCTTTAATTATGGGGCTCTCTAATACGCAGATACAGGACACCATCGCTGATGTGGGAGAAAGTGTGTTCAGGGCCACTAAGGACTTGTACCCGAAACATAATTTGATGATGAGTACCTTGTTGGAACTTACCGCACGGTCCCGCAGGCAGGGGTTGAAGGTCACATCACGGGACGGCTCGAAGACACTGGATGAAGACCCTTACCTGGAAGGCTCTGAGGTTTCCCTTGCACAGGGAGAGAATGTGGAGCCCCTCGGTCTGCTTGAGATCGCAAAAGAGACTGGTGCGTTTATGAGCCTCGTAGCGGGTGAGTTGCAACGTGGTTCCCTACCACATAGTGTATACGGCGAAGTACCATTCCAACTTTCTGGATATGCTATCAATACACTCAGGCAGGGAGTCGATACCATAGTGGGTAAATACCTGCGTAGTATTGAAAAAGCATATCAGATGATGTTCACTATTATTGGAGATCAGTACGCTTCCGGGGCCTATGAGGCCATGGAAGTGGCTGGAATGGACCGTAACCGGATCTACTTCTCTGAAAAGATCACCCCCGATATTATCGAGGGGACGGGTACTCCTGAGGTCCATCTGGTTGGCCAGTTGCCACAGGACGATATGACCAAGTTCTCGATGGCTCAGATAGCCAGAGAAGGCCCGACCCCGCTCTTGTCCGATAGGGCTATACGGGACAGGATACTGGCGATACAGGACGCAGACCAGATGGAAGATGCGATCAAGGAACAGATTGCAGAAAAGATGCTTCCAGAAGCTACACTGTGGACACTCTTACAGGCATCTGAGAGGCAGGGTCGTACCGACCTTATGGACTTCTACTTGGGTGAACTCGTCTCGGTGCTGTTTGAGAAACGACGTATCTTGCAAGAGAGAATGGCCGCGGTGAACCCACCTGGCGCACCTGGCGCACCTGGCCCAGGTGGGCCTCCTGGTGGAGGAGGTCCACCGACTGGTGGCCCGAGGCCCGGTGGAGGACCGCCATCACCTCCCGGAGGTCCTCCAGGCTTTCGACCAGAAGTGATGCCTGATGCGATGCTCGGTGTCCCACCACCAATGCCGACACCTCCTGTTGGCCCACTAGTGCCGCCAGGTACCCCTAGGCCTGGTGCACAAGGAGCGCCGTAATGCCATTTCATCAGGACATATCTTTCTCGAATATCCCTGCGATGTTTAAGAATATTACACAACTTGCTGGCCTGCCTGTGCAGGCTACTTACGGTATGCTCCTTCAGAATAAGACTTTTAACCAGGTTGTGCAGGACGAAGCGAATCAAATCCCTTCTATGCTCGATGCTGGCCAAGAAGAACAACTGTTATTAGCTGATCCAATAATAGATGACCCTAATGTTGTGGATAAGGCGATATATCAGATAAACAATCCTAATGCGTTCATGACACCGTGGGGAGATGCGTTAGATCCTGAACTGCTGGATCCCATCATTGACCAGAGTCCAGGTATTGAAGCCTTTATCGGCCTTAACGATGAGCAGCGAGATGAGGTGGGACAAGACGCAGATAGCATTATTGATAAGTTCGGTGGCTTTCTCAGCGATATATGGGACGGTGCTCAAGAGACTGCGATGGCCGCGGGCGAAGATGCGCTGAATGTAGGAAAGACAATGTTAAACAATATCATTGATATGGTTGATGTCGATGATGTTTACGCGATGATCGAAGACAATGTTGCCGTGGCTGAGC